GTTGTGGTTGCCACTCATTGATTCTTCTCCTTTAGCTTGGCTTCGATGGCGCAAGCAAAATCACCCCAGTGCTGATTTCCTGAATGGATCTCTTGTATTTCATAAGCCGTCAGCCCAACCCATTGCTTAGCTGGTTTGCTTGAAATACAAGTAACCGTATACGCTTTACCGCATTGGCACTTCCACGCCGTAGGTTCTGGCTCATGCCGCCCCACTGGCTCTTGCGGTTGTCGTAGTACGGTAATGGGGCTAGCACGGAAGTAATTAAAACCCGTACCTTTACCGGGCGATACTGCGGTCTTTTGCTTTTCCTCCAGTGCTTGGCGTATGGCTTCCTTGCGGAGTCTGCTGACATGGCCCTTGTTATAACCAGTCTTCCATGCAATTTCTGTAACCCTCAAAGATGGGTCTTTGACTAACTCTCTGACCGTATCAAATCTGTTTTCGCTCATCGCTCCCTCTCCCTCAACATGGCGTCTGCAATCATGTAAGCCTGCCTCGCGGTTGCATCAAAATAATTCCCCTGCGCCAGTGCTTGCATGGCCTTGGCTGCAAGGTAATCACGCAGGGACATACCTGGTTGGATTAAGTACGAATGTGCGACGGGAAACGCTGCCCCACCATCTGTTGGTGTCTTTGCGTTCTTGTTCTCACTCATTGCATAGCCCCCTTACTCATTGACCTAACATAGAAGTGAATCTCAATAGCTCTATGCAGCTCATGCTCATCAACGCCTGCCTGTTCGCATAGGATTGGAAGATAGGCCACATGCCTTGCCAGTTCTTCCTGCCATTTGTCGATCATTGCTTGCGTCTCAATGTCTTTTAGTTGCTTCTTACTCATGATTGGGGCTCCCGCGAGGGTGTGTAATGCGACCAGGTGCGGAATGCTTTGTGCTTTCGCATCGTCTCTGGGCATTCAGTCGAAGGTGGTTTCCATCCGTGTTCACGCCAGACTTGATCGACTGGTCGGAACCATTTATCGGGTGCAATTTGATGGTCGATTAAATCGAGCCAGGAAGGGATTTGTCTATCTTCCATGTAGGTTGACTCCAGTTAGGTAGAGAAAAGCCCGTAAAAGCCCGTTTAAGGGCTTCTAAGGGCTTCTAAGGGCATTGTGGTGGGTTAGATTAGCTTTCCGCTTAGACCCTTAGTAAGGCGATGAAGCAAAATCCTAGTTGGTGTGTACTCACTGTTAAACCAGAATGCTTCGTTGAATTCAGTTAAGAAAATCCAGCCGCCGTGGTTTTTCCGGTAGGCAATGGCATCGGTAAGGGTTTCAAATTGTCCGCATTTCATGATGGTTTTCCTATAGGTTGAAGAAGATTGCGCAGGCAAAAGCAATGCCAAAGAGTGCGGCAATGAGCCAATCGATTAGGCTTTGCTTCATGGTCTTTTGCCTGTAGCTTTGTAGTAAGTGGTGAATGCTGCACAACAAAAGCAAGCCTTACAGCCACAAATGGCTCCAGTTAAGGCGTGAGGATTGCGTAATGCTTCCAGCCCTTGGTTTTCCAAAATGCTGCGTGATTCGCGCAATTGATTGGCATAAGTTGGCTGTAAGTCGGTTACTGGTTGCATGGTGTTACCTCCGTGGTTAAGCGATGCTGATCGCATCCAATAGCCCACTGGTTGCAATGGGCTATAAGTTGAAATCATGCGGCTAGTGGCATTTGCTCTTCCGCTACTTTGGTATCAATCAAGTAATCCATTGCAGCTTGAGCCTTGCTTGCCGCCTTGATGATTGCGTTTTTGTCTTGCTTTAAGACTTTGAGCCATGATTCGATATAACTGGCGTGTTGTAGCTGACCATCAACGCCAGTTTTCATGCAAAGCATGGCAGCACCTAGTTCTGCGACGAGTTCCTCAAATGCGTATGCTTCTGAGCCGAATCGATTCATAAGCTGCCGATCAAGTCTAGACTTAGCACCGGTAGCGTGTACGCACTCATGTAGCAGTGTTGCGTGATAGTCAGCAAGTGATCGAAAGCTACTTAGTTCAGGCATTCCGATCAAATCTTTTGAAGCCTGATAGAACGCACTGCTAGCCTTTTGAACCCCACCGTCGAGAGCAAGGCGATCAACGACTGCCTGCACTCTAGAATCGATAGAGCCTTGCAGCTTCCCTGATTCCTTGCTGAAAGTAGCGCCCTCGATGTCATCAGCATTGAAAACAAAGTAATGCTTGAGCATTGGAATTGTGGCGTTTACATCATTGCCTGCATCATCTTTCTTGTTGATCGATAATTGTTTCCAGAAGATGATAGGTACACCCTTTGAGCCTTTCTTAACGCTCAGGCCTGCATCGCTAGCTTGCTTAAACGTGAGCCAAGCATTGGATCGACCAAGGCCCATCATGCCTAGCCAAAGCTGATTAAGACCACGATAAACCGTACCAGAGACCGGATTGTATGACTCGCAATCTTCATGCCAAGGCTTCACCCAAGGCGCAGTCCCTTGCTCTAGCTCGCTGATGATTCGATCAGTGATTGTTTGTGCAATATCCATGATTTACCCCTATAAAGTTAGTAAGAGAATAATCACATGCTTTGCTTATATGCTATATGTACTTTAGTATTAGATTCACACAAATACACTCTAAGATATATTCCATGCTAGAGATGTACTCTTAAGATCTTAAAAACTATATATAGGGATATAGGGTTTCCTATATATAAATATATGTGGTTAGTCCTAAGACGCATGATGTAGGGGTTGATGGAGATAATCTCTTATATCCACGCGCGTAATAGATTTATTCGATAAGGGTACAAGGGTCGGACGGTGAGCCTTTCCCCGTCATGACATGCCTACTCATCACTCTGCTCGAGGCTGATCGGGCAGGCATTGGCCGCAACCAGCCGCGCAGATCGATCGCTCTTGGCGCAAGCAAATGGGACGGGGGGTCGGGATTTGGGTGCACCACTACCATCCCCGCCCCAAGGAATTTTCTGTTTTCCTGCCTACCTTAAATATCTATTTGTGTATGATGAGTACATCGACAACATGGAGATGTACGAGATGTTTACGTTAGAGAGAGGTTTAGATATACCGGAGAGGAAGACTGGCCCTAAATATCCTTACGACCAGTTAGAACTAGGAGATAGTTTCTACCTTGAAGGTGGTGATCTATCTAAGCTATGTAATGCTAACTATAGAGAGTGGAGAAGAACGGGAAAGAAGTTCACAGCAAGAAAGGTGGAGAATGGTGTAAGGGTGTGGAGGATTGAGTGAAGCATGATGATGCGGTGAGATGGATTACGAAGTATGCAGAAGGTGATCCAAGCTATCCGTATCTGGCAATGAAGTGGTATGAGGAAGAGAGAAAGAAACGTCCTTTGAGTGCTGATGAGCAAAAGACGGTGTTGTGGTTAAAGGAAAACTATGGAATTGAAGCCCGATTGCAGAAACTGCCACTACAGCCAAGAAATTGGACTAAAGGAAAGTGATGACGGTAAGGAAGTGGTCTTGATCTGCATCCGAGATGGCTTGCTGGCAGAGAAGGTTTGCACCTATTACGAATATGAACCAGGCATTGAATGAAGTTTGACCTTAATCACTTCTACAAGTTCTGCAAGGAACTGAAGGTAGAGACCAAAGAGCTAGGCATTCAACGCTTAGGTAATCGTTTGCTTGGAAGCCAGACCTATGTGATGGAAGAGATCGCCAAGGGTCTGAACAATGACATTCACTTCTTTGTGATTCTTAAAGGCAGACAGCTTGGGATTACAACCATATCGCTTGCCTTAGACCTTTACTGGCATTTTAAGAACCCTGGGTTTCAAGGAACGCTCACGACTGACACCGAAGAGAACCGAGACCAGTTTAGAACCACACTTGCCATGTACATGGATGGTTTGCCACCGGAGTACAAGATTCCTTTGATGACGCATAACAGGAATCAGATGGTCTTAAAGAACCGCTCAAGGCTTTTCTACCAGGTAGCTGGCTTGCGAGCCAAAGGTTCGTTAGGTCGTGGTAAAGGCATTACCTATCTGCATGGCACAGAGACATCGTCTTGGGGTGATGAAGAAGGATTGGCTTCCTTGCTGGCATCGCTTGCAGAAAAGAATCCCAATAGGCTTTACCTTTTTGAGAGCACAGCGCGAGGCTTTAACATGTGGCATGACATGTGGGCAGTGGCGAAACGTGCAAGAACCCAGAAAGCCATCTTTTGTGGCTGGTGGCGCAATGAACTCTACAGTGCTGATGCCAAGTCAGACGTCTATAAGGTGTACTGGGATGGCAAGCTAAGTCCTGAAGAGAAAGAATGGACAAGAGAGATTAAGAAGCTCTACCAGGTAGAGATCAATTCAAGGCAGATTGCTTGGTGGCGATGGAAGATGAATGAGGGGATTAAAGACGAAGCCCTCATGTATCAGGAGTTTCCACCGACTGAAGACTATGCCTTCATCATGACGGGTTCGAGTTTTTTCTCACATGCCCGTTGCACTGATCAAGCCAAGGTTGCCAAGCAGTTATTACCTCGGTTCTACCGCTTCTCAATGGGACAATACTTTGAAGACACTGAGTTAATTAACTCAACAGAGCGCATGGCAACGCTCAAAGTATGGGAGGAGCCGATTGAAAACGCCTACTACGTCATCGGTGCTGATCCAGCATATGGAAGCAGCGACTGGGCTGATCGTTTCTGCATCCAAATCTACCGCTGCTATGCAGATGGACTTGATCAGGTTGCGGAATTCGCTACCTCTGAACTCAACACCTACCAGTTTGCCTGGGTGGTTTGCTACCTGGCAGGGGCTTATAAAAACTCCACCCTTAACTTAGAAGTCAATGGCCCTGGTCAAGCTGTGATCAATGAGATGCGCAACCTTAAACGCCAGGCGCAGACGATGGAGCCGCGCAAGGCAAGAGGCTTAATGGATGTCTTATCGCACATGCAGCATTACCTGTGGCGGCGTAATGACTCATTAGGCGGTGTCTCGAACTCGCTGGGTTACCTAACCACGCATTCATCAAAAGAGCGGATGCTGAATTACTTTAAGGATTACTTTGAGCGCGGGATGATGAATGTCTACTCGATGGATTTACTTGAAGAGATGAAGTCTGTGGTGCGTGACCAGGGTTCCATTGCTGCTTATGGACGCAACAAAGATGATCGTGTCATTGCCACAGCGCTTGCTTGCGTAGCCTTTGCTGAACAGCTCATGCCAAGGCTCTTACAGATGCGTATGACGCGTGATCGCAAAGAAGAAGCCATAACGCCCGTGCAAGTGCCGGTTGTGGATAAGCAGATCAACAACTACTTAAAGGCTATTGGCGTTGGGTCTCAGTAAACGTCAAATGATGGAAGTGATTCCTGCGTTTATGCGTGATAAAAAACGCGGCATTTCCATTGCCTTGTTTGCCGAGCTATGCGGCCTTGACCCCTTGCACTTAAGAGATGTGTTTCTCAATGGCAAATACCCGCTTACAGAACTCGTACAGACCCGTGTGAACCGTGCTTATGAGCATTGGGTGAATGGCGAAGTTGCTGTGATGGTGAAGTCGGGTAAGAAGTATGTGGAGTTTCGCAAGCAACCTAAGCCACAAATGGTAAGGCGCAGGCTCGTTACCTACGATGGCAGTGGATTCAAACTTGATCTTGGTATTCGACCGAAATCCCAAGACTATCAACGCCCTGATCTTGACCAGCAACTAAGGAGAAACTATGGCAGTCGTTCATGATTACAAATGTCCAGCACATGGCTTTTTTGAAAGCAGAGAGCCTGTGTGCCCGCATGGATGTACATCCGATGTACAAATGGTGTTCTTGCAAGCTGTGGGTATGAAGTCCGATTCCACCAAACATGCTGACACCACACTCAGAGAATTAGCCAAGGATTACGGCATGAGTGACATTAAGTCTTCGCGTGAAGGTGATCACCAACAACATGCTCTGCTAGGCAATAAACAAGCCTCGCAACCACAGAATCCCTTTGCCGTACAGTGGGGTAACCCCAAACAATTAGGCAACTACAATCTGAATTCGATACGCGGAGAAACCGTTGGGGGCTTGTCTGCTGTCAAAGAAAGTGGTATAGCATTGCGCAAACCAACGCCTTCAGTGGTCA